CTTTGTGAGTATTTCTTTTGAAAGCCATAATAAAGTGGGTTGCTTGTGTCTACCTTGCTACCTAAATCTCTACGCTTCTCTACACTAGTTCTTTTATATACAATAGCAGGATATTGAACTTTACCTTTGGCGTCTCTTAATAATCCAGATTTTTGAACTGATTTCCATCTTTCTGGTGAGCCGTATATTATAGGTACATTTATTTTTTGCTCGCCTTCCATAACAGTTGGCTGTATTACATTATCAAAATAGTATTTTATTACAGAATCTACATCATAAAGATTTACATATAAGTCTTTAATTTTATCATCACGTCTTATTTGGTCGGCTCGATTAACCATATAATCCTCCTCTCTGCTCGTCTATTTTATTTCCTTTAACATACTCATCATATCCTGCTCTAACATTTTCAAGAGTATTTATTTTACTTCTTCTCATCTCGTGTGTATTTACAACAACAGACCATTGAGCTCCGTGTGTACCACCAAGAGAGTCAGTGCTTGGATTTTTGCCAAATAAATATTGACCTTGAGATATAGTATCTATTTCGTGATAATTGCCATCCCAATGTATTACATCACCAATTTCTAAAAATACATCTGCGTCTTGAGCATTTTCATTTGGTTCAGTTGTATTATTTGTAGAACCTAGTTCTAATGAAGCTAGGTCGTCTCGTAAAAATGAAAACTTAACCTGTCTTGTATAATCAGCACCTTCAGAATTTGATGTATAGTCTTTACCTTCCTTATCGATAAGACCTGCAACTCTAACACCTGGTAAAAATACTTTTCTTAGTGCTTCTCCATATAGGTTTTCTTTACTATCAAAAATAGAATGCTTGTATATATCACAGCGAGTGTCAATTATTTCATTGATTAACTCTCTGTTAACATGTCTAAACATGCTTATATCTCTTGCTGAACCAAATAGTGCCATATTACCCTATGTATATATTAAGTGGTGCTTTATTAAGCATACCTTGTTGAAAATCTGTTATTTCGTTTTCTTTTTCCATTAAGTTTCTACGAGATGCAGCTTCTAAATCTTCTCTTAAACTAGCAATTAACGCTTCAGCTTCTGCAGCCCCTTCACTTCTAAGTGTTTCTCCATCAAGAGTTGTTTCTGAACCAGGAATTGGTATCGAACTATATTTACTTCTTACCGAACCAAGTACTTGTTTAACTAATGATAGGGTATATTTTTTTATCCATTGTAAACCTGGGTCGTTTATATTGGAATATATCATATTATCATAACCAAAGTTTGAATAATCAGAAATAGCTTCTTCAGTTATAAGAGTGTCTCTATCAGAAGTTTCTATATAATGAATATAAAAATTAAAGTCTTGGTTAGGTCTAGGAAATATTTTTAATTTATTATTTATAAGCTCAAAAGAGTAATGAGATTTTCTTATAGTATCTGTAAATTCTACTTGCTGTATTTTTAATAAATCATCGTATAAAGGCAGCATTAGATAATTCAATCCAGCCATCGTTCCTCCCCAACCCATACTATTCAATGCGTAGTCTGAGCCAAATTGTGGGTCATAATGTCTAGATTGAGCTGGTGTTTTTTGATGAAACACTCTTTTAACTTCTATAGATGCTGTTACATTTGTTTCATCAGAACCTGTTAATACAGATGATAAATCGTATTCTTGCTGGTATACACCATCAGAACCAGTTATTGTTTTAATATATCCTGTTTTCCAATCAACCAAGCCACCACTTCCAACTTCACTTCCATACTGTTTTGATAGACCTATTAGTCTTCCTAAATTTGGAGTTATTAACTTATGTGTATAATTTTCAGTTGTTTTATTACCTTGTGCACTTAATAGATTTTCTCTTATATTGAATCTATTTACTTGAGCACTGTATTCTGTTGCTGCTTCTTCAAAGCAAGCAAATAATTGTACATCTTGCAATTCTATATCTGTTACAGGATAACCTAGTCTTCTTGCGCACCAGTCTGCAACTTTAGGACCGTCAGACACAAATTTTGCATCTGAATCATATAGACCAAAAGGAGTTTGACCTATTATTGAAGCAGCGCTTCCATCATATATTGTTATGTTTGCCATAGTTTACTCTCCTTAAGTTATATCTGGTGTTGTCCCTGCAGCGAATACTTCATATGAACAGCCGCTGAAGTTAGTTCCTTGTGATGTTGCATCGATGCTATCTATGTTTGTCAAAAGAGAACCTGTTATTGGGTGCGCACGTAAAGCTGCTGAAGCAGATGGGAAAGCGTTAAACGAAGATGACAAATCAGATAATAAAAAACTATCACCAGGACCTAATGAATGCCAAGATTCGCCTGCAGCAGAACCTGAAAGTCTAATTCTTAAAATTTTGCCAGTGCCTGCTGTATGTATACCTAAATCATTCGAAGCTGTATATGTTCCTGTGCCTGTACTATCTTTATTTGTTATTCTAAGATATCTAACTCCATCAACTTCTAAATTACTTCCTGCAAAAGAAGATGAGTTAAATGTTAACAGATTAACAAGCTTTTCGTTAGGTACATAACCTGTTGTTTTATATATATTATTTATACCACTTGATACAGTATTTGTCCAACTTCCACCTTGCTGCGTATCATCTAATATTATATCTTCTGTAATTGTTACTTTTAGTGTGCTTCCCATATTATTTTCCCTCGATTATTGCTTTTATATAAATATCAAGAAGCAAGCTATTTGTTATACTACATTCCCATTAACATTTCAAATACTTCATCGATCGCTGGGTGTCTGTGATTGTCTAATAGTATTCTTTTGTATACATACTCCGAACTTGATATTTTTGATGTATCATGTATTGCTGAATAGTTTTTGTCTTTCAAATCTATTTGCTGATTGTCTCCACAAAATATCATAGTCGAACCCTTACCTAGTCTACCTAGTGCCATTCTTAATTGTGAGCGTGTTAAGTTTTGAAATTCGTCGACAATAACTACTGAATTTTCAAATGTTCTACCTCTAAAATGTGCAAGTGATACTAATTCTATCTGCTCATTGTTTTCCATTTTTTCTAATATCAATGGCTTGTTGTATACCTTTCTCATATTCCTTCTACTAGGTACTAACCACGGTTCCATTTTTTCTTTTTCTGAGCCTGGTAAAAATCCATTATCTTCAGTAGAAACAGTCGGTCTTGTAATAATTATTTTGTTTATCATTCTTTTGAAGAACATATCCAATGCGACCTGACATGCTAACAATGTTTTACCACTACCTGCCTTTCCAAGTATAAAATTATAAGGATGGTGTAGCACTGCTTGTTTTGCTGATTTCTGCTCCTCAGATAGTGTTATTGAAAACTTAACATTTCCTTTCGGTGGTTTCTTTTCTATATTTTCCCTTGCCATAACATTACTCCGTATTTCTTTAGTATAAATATGCAGACATAAAAAAAGCCCTACCGAAGTAGGGCCTTTAATATTAACAACTATATAAGTGTGTTACCTATTATGAAGGTAAAGTACCTATGTTTGTCCAACTTGAATCAAGGTTACAGTTGATAACACCATAGAAGTCGTTTCTTACAACTTTCTTAGCGTATCTTGTCATCACACCTTTTCTTGGAGTAAAGTTAGTTGGGTCATAAACTAGTGGAGTCATGATTAACGGAATGTATGGAGCAAATACAGCACCTGTTTCTAGGAATTGATTTCCTCTGTATCCCATTAAGATTTCATTACCAGTCATATAAGGGTTTTTATAGATTGTCCATCTGTTCTTTAATGAACCGATAGCTTCTACACCCATTGCAAACTGTCCAGCAGTACCGTCAGTGTTTGCGTTATATCCTGGGATTGACTCAACGTAAGTTGCGATGTTTGGTGACATCACAGCAAAGTTAGCACCACCACGCATAGTTGATTGGTGGATAGCATTTGACATTGCTTGCATAGCTACACCTAACTTAGCGTATTGGTCTTGGTAAGTTTCACCACCTGCAGCAGAAGCTCCAGCAAATTCAGTTTTGAATCCTGAACCAGATGCAGCTGAATGAAGCATTGCAAGGATTTCTAAGTCGATTTCCATTGTAATGTATTCAGATAGCATTGAAGTTAATTCAGCTTCCGCGTCGATTGAGTGATAAGCATTCAAATCTTGAGCGAATTCTGGTGACCATTTAACCTTAAGTTTTCTAGTCTTAGCAACTAAAGCCTCTTGAGCTAATTGAACTTCGATTTCTGGAATTTCAAGATTTGAACCAGTAGCCGTAGCTCCAATTTCTGGAATATCTCTATCTTCAAAATCACCTCTCTTAGTAGCATCAATAGTGTTTTTGTAGTAATATACATCAACAACACCAGTTGGCGTAAGAGTAGTACCTGAACAGTCAAATCCAAGAGCTACTGCAGTTGTTACGTTAGAACCAGCACCGTTGTTAAGCACGTTAGATGCTGTAGCAATTTTGTGGTCAGAACCTGAGATACAGTAGAATGAATTCCAGATTGACATATCGATACCATCAGTATCCGTTATGTGTACAGTACCATCAGATTCAATTACAGCTGAAGCTGAAGCAACTTTTCCTAAAGAATATCCAACCTGTCCACCAGTTGAACCTAAATCAAAGTTATCGTAAAGTCCTTTTGTTAAGTTAGCTTTACCTTTTGAAGTTGTGTTACCGAAAAGTGAATCGCCTTTTGCGTGTCTTCCTTTTCCTAAGTGTGAGCCATTTTGGCCGTATTTGAAGTCTAACCAGAAAACTAAACCAGATGGTAAGTTCATAGGTTGTACTGAAACGAATTCCTTTGCAGATAATTCGCCAAAGATTCTTCTAACTAATGGAAGTGCAACACCATTCCACTCTTCTGCAGAAGTAGTACTAGTAGTATTAGCTTCTGAGATAAGTTGTTTAGCTTGATTTTCTAAAAGGATTGCAGTATTATGTTTGTCATACTCCTTGCTAATTCCTTCTAAAAGACCTGTGTTTTCCCATTTAGTTACAAGACCTTTTGTTTCGTTTCTCTGAGCTTTGAATTGAGCTTGAGAATCTTGTAATAAATCGTTAATTTGTGACATTTTATAAGTCTCCTATTTTCTAAAAATTATTTTAATCCCGCTAACCTTTGCATTCTTGTTGCAAACGTGTTAGCTTCGACGATTACATCTTTCGATGGCTTCGTAGATTTTGTTGTGCTAGATGCAAAGTTTTCATTAACTTTTTTCTTTGGAGTATATCCAGTTAAAGATTCTGCTAAAGTAGAATAAACTAATTTAACTTCTCTTACTGAATTTGCTCTATCGAAAGTTTCGATTACTTTCACCTTTTGCGATTCGTTCAAATTGTTGCTTCTGAATAATTTGTTAGAATAAAGTAATTTAGAGTTTAACAAGTTAACCTCATTGATTTTACCTTTTAAGAATTTGATAACTTTATAAGCTTCTTCTAGTTCAGCTTCAGCTTCAGTTACTTCTTCCTCTTCTTCTTCCATTTCTTCATCTTCTTGTAAAGATTTGATGATTTCTTCTAAGTCCATCTCATCTTCTTCAACTTTCTCTTCTTCTGTTTCAGATAATTCTTCTTCAGTTTCTTCCACTTCTTCCTCTTCAGCTACAGTTTCTTCAGTTTCTTCAACTTCGTCAGCTTCTAATTCTTTAATGATAGATTCTAATTCTAAATCTTCTTCAACTTCTTCCTCTCCTTCGTACATTTCTTCTTCTACCTCTTCGCCTTCTTCGTATGATTCGTCTGCTGGTACATCTTCACCAGTTTCAGCAGTTTCGTCATCAGCAGAACCAGTGTCAGCAGCGTCAGCAGTAGTATCAGCAACTTCAGCTTCGTCATCTTCGATTGACGTATCCGTAGTTTCTAATTCATCTTCTTCTTCTAACTCTTCGTCCATCTCTTCAGCGATTTTTTGAGATAACATAGATTGTAGTTTTGGAGTGAAAGCTTCTTCAAGAGCAAGTTTTGCGTTTGCTATAGCAGTTGAACGAACAGCCTTTGCATCAGCGATTGCTTCTTTTAATAAGTCTTTTGACATTATTACTCTCCTTAAATATGTTTTTGGAAATATAGGTATTATGACCTATAATAGATTGTGTTTAATCCGTATACTGTACTATATAGAAGATAGTGACATTTGTGTATACATTGTTGTATATATAAGTATATACGACTTTAGTAAAAAACTAAAAAAGAGAGATAAAAATTACCTCTCTTTAATAATAATGTTAACTTTTTTTTAACTATTGAGCTTTGTCTTTAACCATAGCTGTCCATATATAGTTCTTTTCCATCATAGCTTGTTTTTTAAGCTCGTATTTGTTTTTTCTTATAGCCTCATTTTTCTGTACTCGTTTTCTTTGAGAAGGCTTTATATATTCTTTTTTAGAACGATATTGTCCTATTACATCTTCATCTTTCATTTGACGTTTAAGATATTTCAACGCTCGCTCTAATGTACCTGTACTAGCATCTGGTACCTTTACACCTGATGGGTTTCCTTCTACGAAGAATTCGTGTCTTCCTAATTTCTTTCTAAATTGTTTTCTTGGTTTATCACCTCTCTGATTTGTAGAAGAGTGATTTCTGTGCTTTTGATTTCTGTTATAAGCCATTTGTATTATTTTTAGTTAAACTTAATTTATATCTAATATAACAAAAAAAATCGACATATGAAAACATATGCCGGTCTTTTTAATATTTGTTATTTTTTATTATTGTTTTTTAAGTAACGATAAAAATTTTAGTATTTGTTTTGGTGATGTGCCTTGAGCCATAAATGCTTTATTTATCTGTCCCCAAGTATATGTTTTGTTATCACCGGTTGCCTCATTCATTATCGCTTCATATCTTAAATCAAACATTAAATCTTGAATTTTTCTAGATGTAGAATTACCACCTGCTTTTTCAATAGCACGTCTAGCTTTCAATGCATGTTTCATTAGAATTACGTAATGTCCTTTTTTACCTTTAACATATCTGTCACCTTGAATTTTAGAACCAACAGGTCTTGTATTTCCTCTTGGGTCGATTACTCCATATCCACCTTCGTTAATTATGCCTTCAGACATTTCTTTTACAATTGGTTTGTAGTTATTTTTATCCATTACTATTTTAGCTTTCTTTAATAGTTCTTGATAATATCCTTTAACTTCTCCAGCTCTTGATGCAACGTAATCTTTTCTCCAACTATCTACTCGCTCATCACCTTTTTCTTTTGCGTATTCTGCAGCATCTCTTACATAGTTCTCATAAGCTCTAACCATATTACCATAGTTATTTGATATTGTTTGATATGAATCCCAG